AACTTTACCACCAACATACAATTTTACTTCCCAAATCATTAGTTTTCTCCTTGAGATTTACAGACGCAAGCATCAATTAATGGTTGCAATTTGTCCAGAATATGTTGATTTAATTCTGGAAAATCGGCATCTCCCTTACCTAATAGGTAAACAAGATGCCTGATTTCGTTCTTAGTTAAGTTTACAATCATCGCATGTATAAGTAACCACCTGCCCACCCAGTATATCTGGGATCATGTAATTTAACACGATCATTTATGATCCTTAAATCATATCTAACGTGCTTTGCTGGTGCATTATATGATGCTGGTTTGTAAACTTCTCCTGTATTCTTATCAACAAAAGCATGAACACTTCCTTCTCTCCATTCATTACGGTCTTGGAAAGTATCAAACTCTCGTTGCATAATCTTGTAATACTTACGACCATTCTTTATAACAAAGTTAGTGAGATTAGCAGTTCCATTCTTTATACTTTCTAACTGATCTTTTGACCACTCAGATGTAAAGTTTTGGTGCATCCTTACACTATGTTGTTTATAATTTTCCGTCAAAGATTCGCAATAGGTTTCAGTCCAATCGAGAATTCTTTCAGGTAAAGTTGACATAAATGCTCCAAAAAATGTAAATTAGTGGGAGAAACATTAAGGGTAAGTAATTTTAATTAAACATCATGTCTCTGCTTCTTATCATCTATGCTAACTGATTTACTCAGTCTAATTAAGATGAATGTCAGAGTAGTTTGACCTGTAACTGTCTCTCACTATAAGGACAATTTAGTCAAGACCCCATGTTATTATTGATTCATTGGAGATAGGTTGAAGTTTGCTTTACTAAATCCCTCACGATTCACGATCTTAAATGTACCAAACTCATTTGACATCACATAACCTTCGTGGTCACATCTTTCTTCTTCAATATAACATTCAATGTCATCATCTACGGTAATATAGTTAAACATATCCAACTTAATCGTCCTGACTAATTGCCACAAACGCAATACATTCACGTCACAATTGTTATCACTAGCAAGTGCCTCTAATGTTATATCATCTATCTCTATTCCTTCACGAATACATGTATTTAATTGCTTCTTAATCCTCTTGACTTGTTTAACATCAAGGAAATCACATAAAGTTGCAATTTGTTTTGCAAACTTACATGATTGATGTATAGTATCTCTAAGGTAATCTATTGTCACATAAGGACGAACAAGCATCACATCTTTTGCATCTTGCCATAAAGATATGAGTTGTTGGTCACTAATAGGACTTGCAATCGCATCTCTTAAATCACATTTAGCAGTGTAAGATGTATGCGGTGCAATTATGATTTTTTGTTGAACTTTATCTGTGAAAAAGTATCTGATGGTATTAGGATTGTAATTATCGCTGCCACCAAAACCGATAAAATCGCCTTGGTAGATATTAGTTGTAGGATAAAGATTATCAAGGCACTTATGGAGAATATCTGCCACTTTTCCTTGATGATTTTCGTCAATTTGTCTATGGTCATGGTTAATTTTGATTAGTTTCTTATTAAAAACTGATTTAGTTCCTACATAGAATTTATTGTTTGCAGGATTTGTACCCCAAACTATTGCTGGAGAACCATCAATCTTTGCTGAAATATTACCATTATTAATGAACCAATCTAGGACAGATAAGTTACCATTAAGGATGGAATCTTCAGGATGTTCAATGTGTTTGTTCTTCATAATAATTCTATCATAACATAAAAAAGAGGTCAAATATGACCTCTAGGGTATAATCTAAACAATTTTTAACACAAGTTTAGCAAAACCTTCGAGGTAGATTAGAGGGAGAAGTGCTAACTCAAAACCATCTAATTGGTTTAGGTTTCTTCTCACTTTCTCTACTGATTCCACTTCTTTCTTAACAACAACTGGTTCAGTCTTTACTGGTTGCTTAACAACAACTGGTTCAGATTGCACAGGAGTTGGTGTTACTTTTGAAGCGGATTTCTTGGGTTGCTTAACTGTTGTTGCTGATGCTTTTCTGGTTCTTCTCTTGCGAGTAGTAGCAGTAGCAGTTGGCATAGTTAATCAAATCAAAGAATAAATGAGAGGACTTACACGAATTGGCGTTTAGCAACTTAATGCTTGCGAGATCAACGCCTCTCACTATAAGGACACTTTGGACGGGTCAGTTAGTATTATTTGGACTTTCTATGGTTTTTAACAAAATTCCTTGCAGATTGCTCATTTCGACATACTTTAAGCTGCAATCCTTCATGGATTACTATTAACTTTGTGGTGCTATTCATCACTGGTACTGCATAGTATCCATCATTAGTTGCAAACCCATGTTCACAATCTTTATAGAATCTTGCGATTGATTTTAACTCTTTTGCATCCATAATTACACCACTGTTACTCTTCTTTCATGTAATCTTTTCTGTATTAGTTTACCATAATCCTCATGCAATTCACAACCTATGTAATCTCTTCCTAACTCTTTTGCTACAAATGCAGTTGTACCTGATCCCATAAAAGGATCAAGAATTATATCATTTTCTTGCGAACCTGCTAATATACATGGTTTAATTAAATCAGGTGGAAATACAGCGAAATGACTACCTTTATAGGGTTTATTTGTTATACTCCAAACAGATCTTTTATTCTTTGTTGGATATGATTTAGTAAGACCAGAATGAGGTTTTAATCCACTACCAGGATTATGATATTTGCCTTTTGATCTATCTCTTGTTCCCCAATCTTTTGCTGGTTCTTTGATAGCATTATTATCATAATAATATCGTTTGTTCTTACTTAAGAGGAACAAATATTCATGTGATTTAGTACATCTATCCCTTACACTTTCTGGCATTGGATTACCCTTACTCCATATAATATCTTGTCTTAAATACCATCCATCTGCTCTTAATGCAAATGCTAACATCCAAGGAATACCAATTAAATCTTTCTCTTTTAATCCTTCTAATTTGTTTGCTCTTCTATTACATTGGTCAGGTAAATCTTGCTTAGTGTTACTAACAGTTTGTTTTGGCAATCCTCCTTTTCCTGGTCTATAATTATAATAACTATCCCCAATGTTTAACCACAATGTTCCATCATCTGTTAGGTTATCTCTTACTAACCTAAAGACATTTACCATCTCTTGAATATATTCTTCTGGTGATTGTTCTTGTCCTATCTGGTTATCCTCACCACCATAATCACGTAAACCATAGTAAGGTGGAGATGTCACACAGCACCTTGCTTTTTCATCAAATTGTTTAAGAGTTTCTCTACAATCACCAAATAAAATGGTATCTTTCATTAGTAAAATCTTTCATTATTATACTCTTTACCTACCTCAATATCAACTGCATCAAATATTCTCATTAATGATTGTGCAAAAATTCTATAACCTGAACCAACATATATCTGTCCTAAAACAACAGAAACAGTTGCAATACCCCAGAATAAGTAATAGAATCTTGACTTAACTTGGTTTCTTACTTTCTCTTTACTAAGCATAATAATTCATCTATCAAATACATTATGGCACAAAAAAACCCTAGTGTCAACTAAGGTTTTAATGTTATTTGTTACATTAGGATGTCTTTGCAGATAGTTTTACAACTTGATTGGTCATCTTCACATTCAATTAAGCAGTTGAAATAATCATTAACTAACTCCCTATCATTTTCTTGGGACATTTCTATTTCTTTCCATGATGCTAATTGATTGAATGACATTAAATTGTGCATAAAATCCTCTCTAATAATTAACACATAACCAGTAAGGTTTGGTTACATCTTGTTCCCTAATTCTATCATTATTTATAACATTTGTCAGCATATTTACACATTTCTGCAACATTTCTCAAATATGTATTAATACTTAACTAATAACATATTACCAAGTATTTCTGTTTGCTTCATTCCCATCTTAATAGTATATTTAAGCATCAATTTAACATCATCAATATCATCCATCTTATCAATAGTTCTTGATATTTTCTCATACTCAAATTCCCTTTCTGGTGCTATATTAATCTTGTCAGGATTCATATTAATACCTAGCAGGAATAGAACTATAACTATCTATATCTAATGGTCTTTCTTGTGACTTATACATATCTGCCATTGAATCTCCTCTTCTATTCTTAACATATTCTAATTCATTCCAATTATCTTTATTACATATCAATAAACAATGTATATTCTTATGTCTCATTGGTTTACCAGAAGTATAAACACACTCTTTCTTTGGATATACATGAATTTCTATAGTAATATATTGTGAAACATTATTCCACCCTTGTTTATTTCTTTTCTCATTATCTATAGGATCTCCCTTATGATAAACCCACCCCTCATCAATGTCACCACTTGGTCTTTTCCATATTACATAATCATCTACTTGTGGTTCATAAGTCATTTAGATACTCCAAAAATAAG